AGATGTTTGAGAATAAAATAACTTTTTGTTGTGTTAATGAAAACTTAGTAAAAGTATGGCCACATCCAAAACCATCTACAAGATTTATACCAGAAGAATATAAAAAGTTAGAAAGATTTAGAAATGGGGATTTACATGAAGCAACAGTTAAAACATGTATGCCGTTTTTAGATTCCATGACCATGGGATATATTATACCTTTTGATCAAGATTATGTGGTTACTCCTACAGAATCTGATTTTGATGTCGTTCCTGCTAACAGAGAACAAGCTGATTTTGGTTTTCATAATAAAGGTCAACTTCCAAAAGAATGGCATAAAACCATTGGGGCCAACGCAGGAAAGTTTGTAAACAAATGGCTGATTAAGACACCTCCAGGTTACAGTTGTTTATTTGTAAAACCCATGAATAGATTAGAACCTAGATTTGAAATAATTCCAGGCATTGTAGATACAGACAATTACATAAATACAATTAACTTTCCTTTTATTTTACACAAAAAAGATGAACAATTTTTAATTAAAAAAGGAGAACCAATGGTGCAAGTAGTTCCTTTTAAAAGAGAGTCTTGGAAGATGTGGTCTGGATTTTACAAAGAGTATTTGCATCAAAAAACAGCAGACCTTTTAAACAGTAAATGGCTAGATAGATATAAATCAATGTTCTGGAAGAAAAAAAGTTATAAATGATAAAAAAAATACAAGACTATATTATGTGTTTTGAAAATTCTATAGATCCTAAACTTTGTAAAAAAATAATTACAAAAAGTTATAATCAAACTTTTGTGCCTGCTTTAAGTGGTGGAGGCGAAAGAAATTCTAGTAGAAATTGTTATGAATCTCCATTGGATGTTGAATTTCAAAACGAAATATTTAAAGTTGTTGGTCAATCAATACAAAACTATCAAGAGGCGCACCCTAATTTTATTACAGGATTAACAACAGAAGACACGGGTTATGGACACTTACTATATATGGGTGCAGAAAAAGGTGAATACAAAGAACATGTTGATAACTATGATTTACACCAAAGAGTTTTAAGTATGTCTTTAATTTTAAATGATGATTATGATGGTGGTGATTTTGCCTTTTTTGAAGGTCAACACATTGTTAAAAAACAAAGAGGTAGCGTCGTAGCTTTTCCAAGTAATTTTTGTTTTCCTCATGCAATCACTCCAGTAAGTAATGGCGACAGGCACGCAATAATTACGTGGATACATTAAATGTATATTAAAGCTAACATTGATGATTGTGCGCTTATAATTAATGAATTTTTACCAGATGAATTATTTAAAAAAATAAAAAATTATGACTACAAATTAGATAAGAAGAATGCTTCATATTCTCATTGGGATGAATGCCTTTTCAAAGATGATAAACAAAATACAACTATGGAAGAAGTCAAAATTTCTAACGTTGTATCTGTTATAGAAAAAGGAGAAATTCAAACTGATGAAAATATTTTTAAAGAGTTTTCACAAATTTTAATAGATTGTCCATTTATACCTTATCAAACAAATTCAAAAATCAGCATAAATTATTATGAGTATGATAAATTTTCAGGTATCAACTGGCATGATGATGGATCATATACTTTAAATTATTCTTTTTATATTAATGATGATTGGGATGAGAATTGGGGTGGAGAGACTTTAATTAATACAGGAAGAGGTCTACCTTTAGTAAGTTATCCTTATTCAAACAGTCTTTTAGCTATTAAAAACGGAGTAGCACATAAAGTTTGCCCTGTTACAGGTCCTAAAAAAAGAAGAGCTTTACAAATAAGAGGTATTTTTTACGAATAGTTAGAGTCGTAGTCTATCCAAGTTTTATTCCAAACATGATTAGCGTGCGTGTTTTCCTCAGCAGCGTTACACCAAGCAGCAATAGAGGCATCATATTCTGAGTCATGTGTTGCTTTTGCTGTTTCTATTTGATTTTTTCTTTCTTCCGCCCAAGTTAATAAAGCAGCTACTGTTGTTGAAGCTACAGCATCACTTGTTGAATTTAAAGAAGTATTTCCAGTCATCATATTTGTTGACGGATCAATATTTTGAATTTCATTTTGACCAGGTTGATTATTCCATATTACAAAATGTATTGTATCTGGGATGGCTGGCATATTTTTACCTTTATCAGCCCACACTATAGGATAAGAGTCGTCTATTAGAATGCTTTCTTTATTAGCTATTACAATTTGTGTTGCCATTAATATCTCCTAATGTTTAATAATATAGTTTACCACCACGAAAGGTGAGAATGAATTTGTTCCAGATCCTGTTATAGTTCCAGTTAGAGTTCCTGATAAAGTATGAGAGTGATTGTGTCCAGTGCCTGATCCAGCGTTCGCTACAGTGCCTGATGGGTTATTTTGACGTCCGTTTGGAGCATATGGCACGGCATTAAAATTTCGTAGACCAGTATTAGTATTTTCAGGGCTAAATGCGTTAGCATTTGTTGTGTGACTGTGACTAGCTAATTGAGCGGTTGTTAAAGAGGTGTTGTCAATGTTACCAGTGACACTAACTGCTTGGTTATTAGTTAAAGAAACAGTAACAGTGTTTGCTCCGCCTGTTCCTGCTAAGTTGTAAGTATTACCATCAAAACCTTGAGGCATTTTACCTTGTAGATTAGGAACATTAAAAGTAGTTGAGTTATCACCTACACCGTAAGTAGTTCCTGTTACAGCAAACAAATCAGCATATGTAGTTCTTGAAACAGCAGATCCGTCACATAACAAATAACCATCTGGTGCTGTTGATTTTGTCCAAGGCTTTATAGCGCCTACTTCACTTCTGTTTACTATATCTTGTAAGTTAGCCATAATTAATCGTTATACTTCAATCTCCAACCGTTGTCACTGTCATAAAACACCAACGATATACCAGCACGGTTAGTTGAAATTGTTAAATCTGATGTTGCTCCTTGAATTTTAGAACCATTTCTTGCAACAGTAATATTGTTAGTACCTGATGTACCATGTGAGTCAATTATTTTAACTTGGTTTCCAATAGAAGGAGAGGAAGGTAAAGTGATTGTTACAGCAGTTCCAGACGTATCAACAAATATATTATCACCATCTGAAGCTGTGTAGTTTCCACTTTTTTCTATCCATGCCTCACCTAAACCAGCAAGAGAAAAAATATCATACCAGTTAGTTCCATCAGTAGAAACTAATCTGTATTTACCATTTGTAATTGTAACTGTGTTGCCTGTAGCACCTAATCTTGCAGTGACGTCAGCGCCACCAGAAATGTTATTGTAAAGTCCATAAGTTTTTTGTGTAGTTGGAAACTGAACTATGTGAGTTGTAGAAATAGTTCCAGAAAAAATTATTTGGTTTTGTCTAGCTTCATTGTTAGCTTGAGATTGTGGACCATCTGCGTTTGTTAAAGTAGTTGGCCCTGTACCAGAGAGAGTTTTTGCATAAACACCAGCAATAGCAAATTCAAATACTTGAGAGAAGTTATTGTTTGTAATAGTACCCCAAGTTCCTGAATTTTCTCCAGTAGTTTGTAGCTCTATTCTCAGACCTGTCGAAAATGTTGATGCCATTTAATCTCCTAATTTAAAATTTAATGATTAATTTAAAGTTTGTCAAAACTTTTATGCAGCTTTGTGAACTTCTGTCCAACTTATATCGCTGTTTGAGTCATCTACTTGTGACCAGAAGGTCCCTTGTAAAGTACCAATTGCACTTGTACCAGAAACTCCTGTTATTGTAAAGCTTACATCTGTACGAATATTTACAGATCCAACATTGGAGGTAGCGGATACGCTTGGAGCTTCATAACTCGTTTCTTGAGTTTCTTCACCAAGGCTAGAAGTTAAGCCTACACCTGTAACAAATACGGATGTTCCGACTGTTCCAACAGCTGATGTTAAAGCATTACCAGTTGGGAACACAACAAATTCAGGATCTGCCTCTGCTTGTCCAACAGACGATTGCATAGCTGTTTCAGCACCAGCCACAATAGTAGTTTGTCCATCACCTGATATAGAGAAAGTGCCTATGGAAGATGTGGTGCCTAATCCAGTTACTGATATGTTTTGATCTGTTGCAGCTGACTCGTCACCTAAAGATGCTGTTAAAGCTTGACCTGTAAGAGCAAATGAGCCACCTACAGCGCCCCATTGTTGTTCACTCCAACCAATAGATCCACCAGTATTAATGTCAGTATCACGGTTCCAACCTGTAGTTTTTGTAACTGATGTAGATTCATTACCTACAGATAAAGTTGTGCCTAATCCTGTTACTGAAATGTTTTGATCTGTTGAAAGTGATTCTTCACCTAAAGATGCAGTGAGTGCTATTCCAGTAGGGCTTACTTCAGCTATACCTGTGCCTACAGCAG